CGGTCATAACTCTTTACCTTTTCCTTAAGAGTAGTTGGATCTAATTCGTGGATTAATTGCTCAACTTCTCTAATCTTAGACTGCAATTGCTGGGCTTCCAGGGGCTGGGAAAAGTTGATTAGGGAAGAGATTAGTGATTTGTGTCGTGCTTGGAGAAATGCTAGGAGTGTTCGGTATTGCTTGTCCTCCGTTAGGATTAGGAGGGATCGGACTTGCTCCTCCGGGAGTTGGTCTAGGAACATAAAGAATACGGTTAATGTTTCTGATATCAAATGTTTCGAGATATTGACGGAAGATCTCATTTATAGCAAGCATACCTTGATCAGCAATAGACATCATAATTGCAGGATCTTGCTTCATCTCTGCAAACTTAGCTAAGCCCTCAAAGTATTGCTGTGCACCCTGTGTAATCTGTTGCCAAGATTGTCTATCTAAAAGTTTATTAGCGTTTGCACCTACTATGGAGATCTCCATAATAAGCCAATTCTTAAATAGATCGAAGGGATTCTTGAAGAACATCTCAACCTCAGGTCCCTTTGAAAGATACTTAAAGATTTCAGCTTCTCTCGCACCAAACTGTACGAGATTGAGAACTGTATCCTTTACTATAGAGAGATCAAATTCTCTAATATTACCATAAACGTAATCGAATTTCCTAGCAGATTCTTGAACTCTAGCTCCAGTATCTGTAGCTGTTCCTGGAGTACCAACTTGCGGCATTCCAAGTGTTAGTTCATTAATACCAGTGCGCTGCTGAGAAAAGATAACTGCTTGACTTTCATTGTTATAAGAAGAAGCCTTAACATCAGACATTGGCATAGCTTGAATATCATCCATTGAATCTACGAACCACATCTTACCTGGGTAGATAGATTCGTTTGGAGATATTGAAGAGTTTTTAAGGACCTTGAACATTTGAGAATTAGCAATAGTTGCATTGTCAATTCTCTGTCTATGCTGAGTCGTTACCTCTTCTTGAAATTGTTCATTCTGCTTAGCAATTCCAATTCCAGTCCATCTAAATTCAATTGGAATGTAGTTTCCCTTTCTATATGGACGTCTTAAATCACGATGCCAATTGTTCCATAAAGAGGAGATAGTTCTAGAACCACGATGATACCATATACAAATTGCTTGTGGGCCTTTACCTAGATCGTAGTCTGTCCAAATTTCGTAGAAAGTTAGTTCTTTTGGTAAGATAGCTACTCTATTAGTAGCATCATCTAGCTGGCGCTCGTAACCTTGAGTATCTTGATCTCTAGTAGACTGATTATCTACCCAAGTTTGTAGAGATTTAGTTGTACCTTTCTTTAAGAAGTTAGCTTTCTCAAGAGACCAAACTTGAGTTGGAGTGAATGTGTGAATCTCACCAACCCAAGGAGAAACTTGAGGATCTTGAGATTGAAATGGCTGAAGATAACGTGAGTTTGGTACAGAATCTATTGTAGATCCACGTGAGATTACGACTTCAACCTCTTCTTCTTTCCCTTCGCTATTCTCGAAAATAGCTTTACGTGTGATATCTTCATAACCTGTGCGTGCAATACCAGTTCCAAACTTCTCAAGTTCCATTATAGCTGGTTGCATCTTAGTGCGTATCTTTATAGAATCAAGTAAAGTTCTATTAAGATACTTCTCTACATCAGCATCAATATCGTCGAACTGAGAAGGAAGTTTAACAGACACATGTTGGGGTAATGCATATAAGGTTTGCATCGTCCTAGCATGTACTGCTTCAAAAGCTATCGCTGTAAGAGGTATGATTATATTTGCTGAGTTTAAGAAAGGAAATGTATTTGGTGCAGTTGGCCGTTTAGATATATAATCTCTTTGCTGTGAAACAAGATCAGCTAAATAAGGAGATCTTTCAGCATCATGATTAGTAAGCTCAGTGTCAAGCCAACTAATCATTGCGTCTTCAATATCTTTTGAAATAGTTAGTTGGCGTGGATATGGCATTTTTTATTCGAATGGGTTGATAAGCTTTTCTATGCTTTTGTTAAAGGCTTTATGACCATGCAATAATTCTAGAGTGCTTATATTATATGCAACTATAATATGTTCTCTACATCTAAATTCAGTTTCTGGATTACATGCAAAAGGAAGCTTCACAAATGGATCTGTAAACTCACCAGCTAAAATAGAATCTAATATAGCTACAATTTCTTCGGAGTACTGTATTGAAACTGTATCACTTGTATTAAGCCAAATAGTAATATGAGAAATTTCCATAAGATACTAAACCGCCCACTTCGTGGAATCGTTGGGGAGTACCGCTCCCGGCGCGGAAATTCGTTCGTGGATTGGTGAAGCTGTGCGCACAGCAAAGCCCGGCGCGTAGTACACGCTCGCTCGCTAACTTCCGCGCCGCATTCGCGACGCTCGCTCACTCACTGCTCCGCCGGGCGCTGTGCTTATTATTAGAATTAGTAAACTTGTTAGAATTAGTAAATCCATCTATTTGTTCTCGCCGGGAAAGAGGGTTAGATGGGTTGATAGAATTGTTAGATGGGTTAATAGAAGCTAAGGCTAATTCTATTTGATCTTTATTGCTAGAGATTGGAACCAACAAATCTATCAAACTATTTAATCTCCTTTGTGCCTCATCTTGTGGTGCTTCTTGCATAAGAATTCTCCATTGCTTTCTTCTAGAGCTAACTCTATAATTTCGATGCTTCTTCCTTAACAACCTCTCCATGCTTACCATCTTTAATTTCTTCTACTTCAACATCAGAGACAAGTTCAACACTAATCTTAATTCCAGTATCTTTATCTAATAGAAAAGCCCCTTTACCATCTAATACACTATCAGCTAGTACAAAACTACCTTCCTTTAATTCCTTATCAGCATGTGTCCATCCAATGACATCATTCTCTCTATACTCTGGCATCTTCAAAGTTGCTAAGAGATTGCAAATTAATCTCGCAAGATATTCTCTAGCTGGAGCTACTTTTGGTGCCGGAGTATCTAAATCAATCTCATTTTGATTATCTAACTTATATAAATCACCTAGCATCTTAGTTTCTTCTGAAGTTAAAGTGTTGCTCTTTACTTCTTCTTTGACGAGTGCTCCATCTTGTGATGCTTCACGCATAGAAATCTCCCATTATTAATGTCTAATGCCAACGATGGATCATCATAAACCTTGACAATATGATGGACTTCTTGACCTAATTCACCACAATGTTCACACTTATAACCAGCCCTAAGCTTCACTAAATCCAAAAAGTTTCTATATTCTATCGTACGATAAAGCAAATACCTAAGCCTATTCCACTTCTTGAACCATTCACTACGTGGCAAGCGTTTGCCTTTTAATCTTGTAAGCTGTCTGAGGATTTCTTTTGCGCCAATGATGGACCTATTACCGCTAGCAAAGCTCCGAGGCTTATAAACACCCCCGTTAAAACTGGATCTTGAGTATCCTTTATCGAATTGAGACAAGTCTCCCTCACGTCAGAAGGAACTAATGCACCCATAAGGATAAGTAATGGGCCAGAAATAGTGGTTAATTTGGATGTCGTAACTTTCTCACGAGTCTTTTCAAAAGTACTCTTAGGGCGCTCCATCTGAATCTCCATAAACTGACGAGTATCCAGTATAATTGCTTCTTCCAGCCATAAGAAGTTTCATACCCTCTTCCCGAGCTGCTATAACTCTTTGATTTACGGCGCTTCTCCAATATGCTCGACATTGAGCTAACGCATCTAATAAGTGAGTAACGTTAGTTCTCCCAAATTCCCGGAATTGCTGAATGATATCATATTGATCATCAGCATGGTGAATCTGACCAGCTTGATAATATCCCGAGAGACCAGCTATTCTCGCATTCTTTTCGACATTCTTAGTCTTTACACCTTCAATATTGAACCGTATCCCACGATGCTGCATTTCTCTCGTGACGTAATCTACTAAAACTGAGGAGAAGAGCACGTCTTCTATTAATACTACTCTAGGCTTATAGATTAATACGTCTATAAATATTTCCTCTGTGAGAGATACAGTGGTGAATGACGCCATCTTAGCTTTTAACGTATAGATACCATATCTAGATCCAGAATCGGTTCCAGTAATGACATAACCTGTCATACCATCTTTTGCTGGATCTACACTTATGATGATATCCAGCTCTCTAATATCTATAACAAGCTCTTCAAACCCATTGTAAACACTAAGCTTTCTTCTAGAAGCGTCAAATGTGAATAATCTTAACCACTCATCCTCAAACTCAGATTTACCTTCATTGGGATCATTCATGTACTGTGCATTCCAAACAATTGGATCTTGCCTCAGTACTTCTGAACTTTCCCAAGTCATAATCTCTTCACAGAGAAACTTCTTAGATCCATCTTTCTGTATTCTATAGACAGGCTCAACGTATCTGATCATTTGAGCACCATATACTTTCATGAGATGTGCATATACATCATCATGAGCCCATCTAGTACCAGATGTATCTAAGAAACCTGTCTTTTGTGTTACGAATAAAGATTGTGCATTGTTTACCCAACTAATAATTCCCTTTCTTTCAGTTGGCGAATCTCTAGCATCCTTGCCATAAATATCGTCAAACTTAAGAATGTCATGGTGAGGACCTTGATATTTAGCACCAACGCCGACAGTCGAGAATGTAGCCTCTTTATGATGTTGCTGTCTGGGAAGCTCTAATTCAGTAGAGTTTATGCGTTGATGCTTATAAGTAGGAACTAACTCTGGAAATAAAGTAGCGAAGAGTTCGTTCTTGAGAACGTGACCTGCAATTTCCTTTAAGAAATCTTGAGCAATACCAGCGACTTCGTGTGATAGAAGAATACGAACGTTAGGACCTAAGTCATATGGATAAGTTTCTTTCTTTAGATCATCAGGAAGTACTGTCTGAATTGAGTCTGATATTGTACCAATTGTTGTCTTGTAATGACCACGTGGCCAAAGTGTAATCTTGAATCTGTTATATCTATATCTTTCTCTCCACTTACATAGCTTACCGTGTGGATCTACTTGAAGTTTGTTGTAGCCAAGAATTCCATAAGCTAGCCAAAAGAGATCGGACTTGGCTTTGATTCTCATGAGCTTTATTTGCTCATCAGTCAAGCCATTTCTTCTTATATCAGCCTTTTTTAGAGTATCAGTTCTTTCTTCTTCAGTAGGGAAGCCAGCATCAACTGGATTAAAGTTATCCGTTGACATTAGCTGGTATCTCTAAGAACTTACTTTCCACTTCATTTGCCTTTGAGAAAGCAGCTAAAAGATTATCAGCTTGCTCTTGGGTGATATTGTTTGTTTGGCTATTGTGAATAGAATTATCATTTACCACAATAGATGGAGCTCGTTCACTACCAATAACTCCCGTCGCCTGTGCAACTCTCATAGCTCTATCAAAGTACTGCATAGGCATAGCTTGTGAAAGATTAAAGTCATCTCGGATAAATTCTTCAACTTTAGAGAGAGAATTAAGTTGGAGCATCTTAAGTCTCTCACCAAGAGATTCACCAGCCCTCTTAATTATATTATCTTGAAGCTTCTGCACCATGGCTATAGCTTCTGGAGTCTTCATTAAACATGAGACCCAAGAATAACTATAGCCATGTTTCTCAGCAGCTTCAGATATGGACATCCCGCCGACCATATCTACAACAACTAGAGTATGGGCGGGAGTCCATTTCTTTATACGAAGTAATGCCATTCCTGGCGGACGTCTTGCTAACATTATTGTGGCCTTTGTGGTTTTAATCGTTTCTTCATCATCGTTAATCTCTTTGCATTATAAGACCTCGGCGCCTTAGGTACTCTCAAGGTTGCCTTCGGTAACTTATATGCTTCGCCGGGTCTTTTGGGCATTTTTGTTTCCTCGACGAATTAAGCAAAATTTAACGATGATGACGACGGAACCACCAAAAAAGATTGTTCTTTGATGGTACTGGAGTTGGTGCAGTTGAAGTGTGATAAAAATCTTTATGCCTCAACATTCGTCCTAAGAATCTTCTATCACCCTCTTCTTGTTCTTCAAAATCTAATCTATTTACCATAGAATAGACGTTAAGAATACGAACTAAAGGATTAGTCTTAACTCGAATTGCAGCTCTTAGGTTTGTTCTCCCTCTAAATAATCCAAGATTTCTTCTATCCAATTCTTCAGCTTCTTCATCCATCTGTCTAAGCGTTGCTTGAACGATATTGACATATGGATACTTTCTCTTTGGAGTTGGATTTGTGAAAGTGTAATATGGATTCTTAGAGATAAAGTCGCTTCTTGCGAGTTCTCTTCTATCAGCTTCCTCTCTTTCTTCATCTATAGAACGTGAATCATAGAAGAAGATTACCCTATTTCTAGGGTTGAGATCCGGAAGAGAAGATACGGCCGCATTTCCAAAGTATGCGATGAAGCGACGATCATACTCTTCAGTCTCATCATTTTCTAATCTTTGAGCTATACCAAAAACTCTAGGCTGCTTAACTAGAGGAGTTGATCCTCCGCCACTTGAAACAGTCAGTAATTCATCTGGATTTGACTGAATTGCAGCTCTATCACCAGACGTAAGTTCAAATGCATATACAGCAAAATGTGTAACTAAAGCATTTGGATCACCACCACCAAACGCACCCCAACCAAATCTATCTATAGTTCCGTTAAAAGCTGGTCCTGTAGTACACGCTACTGATGCAGATCCAGCTAAAGTGTTATCAATATAAAACTTAAAATCTACGTTTGCTCCGTTTTGTACAAACGTTGCAATGCAGACAGCATTTGTTACAGTGCCTATAGATGCAATACCTGCTGCACTAACAGTATCCGTTCCATCATTTGTGTATAGGCTAACGCCACCATCTAATATCTTAACACAAAATGAGTAGAACGGATAATCGACTGCACCATAATTACACCCAATAAATGTACGTCCAGTTGGATCTTCTGTGGTAGTAAATACCCAAGCTATTGAAACTGGACGCGCTAATTGTAATAAAGCTGGAGCATTTACAGTGGCCTTATCATCTACATTAGGACAATGTAATCCACTAGCATCTTGTGTTGCCCCAGAAAGAGATAGAGTAACTCCATTCTTTAAATCTACAAGGGAAGATTTAAGATTATATGTAACTGTTGGTAAGCCAGATAAAGTCATACTATACCGTCCATGCTACGTGATCTTTATAATACTCAGATTGGTCTTGTTCTGGACGGAGGAACGTTCCTCCAGTGACACTAACACTAGAAAGAACATAATTAGCCACGAATACTTTATTGGTTAATCCATCAATTAAAGTATTCTGGTTGTACTGTCCTCTAAGAACTCCATCAATCCACCACTCTAGGATTCCATCGCCAGAAGTTTCTGTTGTACTACACTTAACATGAAAAGTTTCTAAAATCCAACGTCCCTTATTAGCTGAGGCATTTGCGTTAAAGGTATTATCAATATTAGCTACATATGCAGCTGAACCAGTAGGAATATTATAAAAACCTTCACAGTCAGTTTGTGTAGTCTGTGGAGGACTTCCTTGACTCTGGAAATCAAAATCTATTCTACCTTTGCCGGGATCACCTAGATCTCTGGCAATTAACACTCTCTTTCTGCCAGAAACAGAAGGATATAATGTATCATTAACAGTGGTGAATACTCCTACAGTTCCAACACCACCACCTCCACCAGCAGCGGTTTGCCCATACCATATCTTTCTTTGATACCAAATTTCATAGATTGGACCTACAAAGCCAACTCTAAATTGACCACCACCACCTTCAAAGCTAGGAGCAATTGGCTTGTAGATAGTAGAACGTAATGCTGTTGAACCATCTTCTAAATTAGCACAGCCAGTAATATCCACCCCGTATAGTTCATTATCCCCTGCGTAGATACTATTGACGTAGGGAGACTCTAATACTCTATTAACTAACTGTATTAGTATAGTATACCCTTGACCTTGCCACGATTGTAGCTGTCCTGATCTTGTATCAAATAAAATTGTACCGCTCGGAACAGGATCAGTACCAGCAGCAATAACAGCAGCAGTACAATTTAGAGAGTAAGTTATTACTTGCCCTAAAGAGTTTGTTGCTGAGATTGTAACTGTAAAGGCTGTTGCTCCAACTAAAGGAGCATTTGATGCATACGTAAAAGTTAATAAAGAAGTAAGAGTTGCTCCAGTAAGTGGATTATTACTGTAGCCTACTGTTACTCCTGAAGGTAATCCCACAGAAGAAATATTGATGTTTGATGAAATCCCACCTATTCTAACTGCTGTAAGATTAACTCCTACTGAACTACCAGGAATTGCTGATATTGTTTGTGAAGAGAGAGTAAAAGAGATATTTTGCCCTCCTTGTCTCTTTCCTCTATCTCTAGCGCCCTTTGAAGATATAAAGCCCATGATTTTATCCTTAAGAAAGAATTGGTACTTGAAGGAATTGAACCTTCGATCTTTTCTTTGAAAGTGCCCGACCACTTTCTTTTAAGATCATCCCGGGATAAGTACCTCAACGCAAGTAATTACTTCAACGAAGATTTTTGGTAGAAAGTATTACCTTGCGTATTTTCAAAACGTTACTCTTCAAACGTCAATACTGCTCTAACATTTGCAGTCTGCGTAGCTGGAGACGTACAGACAAGTCCAACCTTTGTAGAAACTGCCATCTTGATTTGTTCGTCCTTGGGGAATACAAATACAGCAGTTCCACCAACGGGAGTAACTTGCTGTGACCACAATTCTGTAGTAGTTGTGGGTTCAGCAGTAGCAGTCTTTTGACAACCAGTACAAAGAGATGCAGGAATTGTCTGATCAATTGCAACTGGTGTTAATGCAGACATCGTACCCGCAGTCGTCTGAATAAATAACTGAATTAATACTGGCGCATCAGTTGCAGTTACTGAAGCAAAACCTATTTCCAAAGTTCTAATCATTGCCAGCCTAGTTGCTGGCGTAACTAATTGAAGAATAGTCTTTGCGGTTGTAGCCGTTAAAGTCTGCGCGCCTGATAAGAGCCTATAAAGATGGAGAGCCATTTTCTTTTCCTTAATGCTAGGAGTCTTGTTTAGACCTCGCAATTTGCGGAGCCTAGCCCTTCTTTCTCTTTTGAAACGTCGCCGGGAGTTATGGAAAGTTTAACTATAAAAAATATGGTAATATTACCAAAATTCTCAACGATAAAAATCACATCGTGACGTTCTTACGAAACTTAAATGTTCTATCAGATGCTGCGTTTCCTGTTATATCTTTTAATCTTAACCAAGCATGTCCCATTGGTTCAGTATATCCTCTAGCTGTTCCCGCTGCTGGAGGAGTTATAGTAGATGCGCCATCGTTACTCTTAAGAGTGACGTAAGACCCATCAACATCCTCAAAAGAGACTTGAATCTCATAAGAATGAGCAGCATCTAATGTAGCTGGAGATTCTATTATTAACTGAACTGCATCGTCATATTCTAAAGAGCCTTTTACACTTCTAGAAACAGCTGCTCCAGAAGCAATTACTAAATCTTCTAAGTTGACACTAAATGAAGATGTGCCCATTTTATTCTTTTAGCCTCTTACTCTATTCATGCACAATATTATTAATTTACTTTTTAGTAGGCTTCTTTACAGTCTTCTTAGTCGGCTTTGCCATAAAATTTTCTCCTATGAGATTTTCAAAGACACCTCGCCACCTAATTTAATATAGCCTTCTGCCCGAAATCTGTCAAGTGGGCCTTAGAGAGGACCAACGAGTCCAGTTTTATGGATTTAATGAAAGAATATTTTTTGATAAAATTTCCCATAAATATTAGATGAGGTATATCTATACATGTGTGTGCGGATTTTCCCCCTCCCCCTATTGTTCATACATGGATATTTCATACATGCACATCTCACAACTAAGGGTACGATTCTTGCCATCGCGCGCGCGTGCGTTTCATTACATGCACGCAACGCATAGCGTGTCACATTGATACACGTACTATTACGTAGGTATAAGTGCGGGGTTGCGTAGGTACTGGCATAAATGTAGATTGATTGCCAGTTACCTCACTCACCTTTTATACTTAGAGGTATCCTATCATGTACACTGGCGTAGTCTACCCACCATACGCACCCGATAGCATCATTCACGCTACTGTGCGGAAGATCATTGATGCCTCAGTTATTCGGATCTCTCGTAATGACATTGGATTCTGGGTAAGAGGTTACGGGAATGAGATTCTCACCGAGTGTGGGTATGAGGCTTGCAAGCGTGCAGAATACTTGCAAGAGCATTATAACTGTCGCATCATCGTTTCATCTTCTTGCCGTTATCTTCGCAAGTATTTCGAGTAACACTTCACTCCCTGCGCGTTCGTGGCGCTAGTGGTCATACACTAAAGGGAGTCTCGCAGTAGACGTTAAGTATGTACTAGCTAGTAGCTTTAGCAGATAGTTAAGCGTTAGTGTTGCTAATAGTAGCGGTGTCGGTGAGTAGCCGTGAAGTAGCATGGCACGATCACTAGCTAGCTAGTACATACTACCGAGTCTCGCAGTAAGATGTCCTACATTCAGCCAAGGAGCTAGAGTCATGAGAAAACAGAGAAAGGATAAGGTCAAAGAACTACTTGCTTTGATTAGTCGCGGTCCATCATTAGGCTTTCCTGGCAACACAATCACTGTGGCAGAAGCAGAATCTAACGCAAGGATATGGTTGAATACGTGGGTTGAGCCTCTTGTTATGGAACTTATGCCAGAACTAAAGAAGGAGTTACTGAAATGACCTTGCCAACCCTCGTCACACTCGTTATCGTATCAATCATCATTCTCGCGTTCGCCGATCAGGCTAATCACCCGTCACAAGAGGATTAGAGACATGTGTAAAGTTCGCTATAACACCCTACTTCGTTCGTGGATATGCTATATTACTGATGTAGTGGGAAAGTTTGCATATACTTGTGAGTCCCGTAGTGAAGCAATGTACATTGCAACGCATCTCTATCACTCTTAATCGAATGAGAACGTCTACACGGTAAGGCGAAGTTATTGGGGTTCGAGTCCCCACCGTGTATTTTTAGCTTAGTTCTGTTTTCCTACGCGTTCTACTCGTTCTACCTGAATTACTCGCGTAACTCGCGTTACTCGCGTAGAGTATTTGGGGGTGTCCTGTGGGTGTTGTATGTTATTTTTTTTTTTTTTTTATATATATACAATACATACAACACACAGGGGAGGGGGGGGATATTAGCCTCGAGTAACCCGATTAACTCGGGTAGAATGAGACAAACGAGTAAA